CTTTTGGCTCTTGACATATTTATTTTAAAACAACGAAAAAAGATACCCACAAGTGAGTATCACAACCGTCACGTTGTTGTCCTCCTTATGGGTACCATTTTATTTCAGCTTCTTTTTATATTTCCTTTTCTTTATTTCCTGGCGGAGATTCTGAAAAGCGACCTAGCATTGAAGTCGTTAAAAGCTATGGAAAACTAAAGTCAAGCATTACGACTATAAATTATGGAGGACAGAACTATGAAATTTAAAGATTACTTAAGACAGATTTTTGCAGAAGGTGGAGACCCAGGGGTCGACGACAAAGGCGCTAAAGGCGGAGAACCAGGGGCCGACGACAAAGGCGGAAAGAACGGAAACGCGGAACCAGACGACAAGGACACTAAGAAATACACTGACGCTGACGTAGACGAGATTATCAATAAGAAATTCGCTAAGTGGCAGAAGGAACAGGAAAAAAAGATTTCTGAGGCTGAAAAGTTGGCTGGGATGAACGCACAGGAAAAAGCGGAACACGAACGCGACACATTACAGAAAGAACTAGATGAATTAAAGCGTGCAAATAGCATTGCTGAAATGGAAAAGACAGCGAGAACTATGTTACGCGACGACGGCGTGAACGTACCTGACGAGGTAGTATCAAGCTTAATCGCAGAAGACGCTGATAACACTAAAGCCAAAGTTGAGGCATTCTCAAAGGCATTTAAAGAAGCGGTACAAGATGCCGTTAAAGAAGCTTTAAAGGGAAAAGCCCCTTCTACTGGTAAAGGCGGAAGCACACTGACAAAAGCGGACATTTTAAAGATTACGAACCGCGCAGAACGTCAAAAAGCTATCGCAGAACACATTGATTTGTTCCAGTAATTGCATTTTTGAGTCGCCGATTAATCAGCGACAGTCACCGATTAATCGGTAACCATCACATATTAAATATATTAAATATATAATGTTTTGTTTCCGGGCTTTTGGGCCCTCAAAAACATTGCGTTATTTTTCTTTATCGGAAGACGTTTTCTGACATATATATTGTGATGTTACAGACTACTCATAGGCTTTCATAAGAGAAGAACGCTTAAGCTTTTCTCACTTCATGAAGGCTGCGCGCAAGCGCAAGAACATATAACGGAGGTATAAAAACTATGAATAAATATTTTAGACAGTTGTTTACTGTAGAAGCGGGCACAATCGTAACTACAGACATTGAACCAGCTATCTCTATCGATCACAACGAGAGATTAGTTGCTGGGGTTGAATCATTACAGACTATCTTAGGTGTTACAGAACTTACACCAATGCCAACAGGTAGCCTTGTAAAACAGTACAAGTACACAAAAAAGAACACACCAGATCAGGTCGCTGAAGGTGAAACAATCGGGCTTACAAAGTACGATAGAACTTTAGCAAATTCTTTTGAGATTACTCTCAAAAAGTACCGTAAACAGACTACAGCTGAAGCAATTCAGAGATCAGGTAAAGACAAGGCAGTTAATAAAACTGACGACTTACTTGTAAAAGACGTACAGAAAGACGTTAAGAAAGCTTTCTATGGAATGCTTGCAACTGGTACAGGAAAAGCTACAGCAAAGGTTGCTACTTTACAGGGGGCACTTGCCGCTGCATGGGGCGCTGTATCTACTCACTTTGCAGATATGGACGTTGAACCTATTTTCTTTGTAAACACTACAGATGTTGCTGATTACTTAGCAACTGCACAGATTACAACACAGAACGCTTTCGGGTTTAAGTACGTTGAGGACTTCTTAGGCCTTGGAACAGTTGTTATCGATCCATCTGTTACAGCTGGTACAGTTGTTGCTACAGCAAAAGAAAATATCAACGGTGCATACGTTTCCGCAGATGGTGATGTTGCTGAAACATTCGGACTTACTTCTGACGAAACAGGCTTAGTTGGTATGACTCACTACGTAAAAGGCGATAACGCTTCTATCGACACATTAGTTATGTCTGGTGTTGTCTTCTATCCAGAAGATGCAACTGGTGTTGTAAAGGCTGCTATTGCTGTTGCTGCTAAATAGTCGGAACAAGGAGGCATGATATATGATTTCTGAAATTGCAAAGCGTATTGAGTGCCGTATGACAGGCGAATTATGCGACAAGGCAGTTATGGGGGAAATCTCCCAGACTGTCCTTGATCGTATCTGTATCCGCTTGGGTATTTCAAACGAAACAAGTTTCCCTGCTTTATTTTATGGTGTATGTGCGGAGGCTTCTGTTAAAGCATACCGCAGACGTTACTACGAGGGCATTAAGTCAGAAAGTGCTTCCAAGGTTTTCTCAGATACTTTCGTTGACGACATTCTCTCAGAATATGAAAAGGAATTCGAAACATACCGCAACGGTAACGATGTGGGAAGTTCGAAAAGGATTCATTTTTTATGATGTATAAGAAATGCCTATTGTTAACACCAAAAGAGACAGAGGACGAATTAGGGAACAAGACCCCCAATGGGTGGGATGTAAAAGCAACATGTAATGCTAGGTTTTCACCATGGACAGCGGAAGAAATTTCATTATATGGGTCAGATGTAACACGCAACACTTCAAAATATGCCTTATTGATTCCGCGCGAGGTATTACGCGGGGTTGATTTGGTTTTAATTGACGGCGTGAGGTATTCAATCGAAACGATCCTGGAATTATCGCCGCGTTGGGTTGTAATTCATGCGAGGTCACATAAAGTATGAGTGTAAAAATTACTGGTGCTGCTGAATTATCTGCCGCATTAAGTAGGCTTTCAAAAGCAACATTTCAAGATGTAGCTACAAAGTCTATAGGCGAAATGTATTCGAGGGCTAAAAAGGGATATACTGGCGGGCAAGTTCCAGCCGGTGGAGGTTCCCCAGTATCTACTGAATTAACTAGACCGCATGGGCCACATGGAGAATTAAAATCTTCAGTCCGTTTTGAAAAAGACACAATGGGTTATACAAAAGAATATGCCCCACATGTTGAGTATGGGCACAGAACAAAGTCCGGAGGGTTTGTCCCTGGACAACACTTTTTAAAAAGTAACGTGGAAAAACAAAAGCCAATTTATAAACAGGATGTACTTAATTCTATAAAAAAAATAGCTGGAAAGGAATAAAACAATGCTTAAACAATTCCCACTTACAGAACTTGTGAAAGCGGTTCAAGCAAACATTCAAAAGAACACTGACATGAAATGTTATGACGTGGTTCCTAAAGATGCTGTTTCTCCTTTCACATATATACAGGTCGTGAATGTTGAAAACGTAGATAACAAAACTATGTTTATGAAAAATCACGAAGTCTGGATTCATGTTATAGCTGATTCAACACATTCATCTGTACCGATTTATAAATTAGTACAGGCTGTAGAAGAAGCTATGACAGAAGATATTACTATCCCAGATCCATTTATCCTCATTATGCAGACCGACGACGGATTACAGACAATCCAGGATGAAGAAACTGGGGAAAAACACGCAATCGTAGTTTTTAAATTCTTGATTGCTTATGGTTTCAAAACAAAAATTTAACGGAGGTAATTAATATGAACAAAAAATATGTTTCACAGATTTTTACAGGTGAATACGACGGCGGTACATACTGCGACTTCGATGCTACATCTGCACAGGCTACAGCTGGTAAAGATATTATCCTTGCTATTTGGGATGCAACAGGTGCAAATATCCTTGCGGTTGCTGGACAACAAGATTTATCTATCAAGAGATCCGCAGACACTCTTGAGGTAACTACAAAAGATACAGAAGGTGGTTACAAATCTTATCTTGCAGGTACTAAAGAATGGTCAATCGATCTTTCTGGTGTGTACGTAACTTCTGACAAGTCTCAGAAACAGCTTTCAACCGCTTTCGAAAGTGGTGATGCTGTATGTGTCAAGGTATACAACAAAAAGGCTAAAAAAGGTATGTTTGGTGGTTTAGCAGTTGTGACTGACTTCTCTATTGAAGCAGCAAACGACGGCGCTATGACATACTCAATCACATTGTCTGGTCTTGGTAAGCTTACAGACTTTAGTGTTGATACCATTACAACAGACAAACTTCCAGAATAATAAAAAGTAAAGGAGATTAAAAGAATATGATTATTACATTAAACCAAAAAGAATACGAACTTAAGTTCTCTATCGGGAGAGTAAAACTCATTGAAAAACGTATCGGAGGCAGCTTGCTTTCTGAAATTGTTAAAACAAACGGGGTTCTTTCCCTTGAAACTCTTGAAAGCTGTATTACATACGGCTTAAAAGAAGTTGATACAGTAGGATATCTTCCTATGCAGAATGCAATGAAACTTGCAGAAGAATATATGGAGGCAGAGGGATACAGCAAGGCTATCGCCGATGTAACAAATCAGATTTCTGAAGATCTCCCTTTTTTATTCCGCAACGCTTAATAAGTTTCCAATATTTCGAAACGGATAATGCTACCGACTCCCGTACTATTGAAGAACGGGAGGAGGATAGCAAATATCGAGACCTACAGGATTTTGCATTCTTCTTTGTGAATTTCGGTACAAGCAGGGCTGAATATGAAAACCTTACTCGTACCGAAATTTCTTTTATATACAGGGCTTGGGAAGATAAACTTGTCCGCGACTCCACTTTTGCTAGAGATGCCTTCTTGAATGCATATGTGAATGCTAACCGTAAAAAAGGCACATTACCTATTAAGTTATGGAAAAAGCATTTTGATGGACAAAAGACAGCTGAAACGGCACAAGACGATCTTAAAACAATCACTGCCATTGAAGATGCAGAAACTGGTTGGATTGAAGAAATTTATAAAGCGAATGGTATTCCAATGCGGAAAAAAGCTAAGAAAGGGGACGAATAACATATGGCGGCAGATTATACATTATCAGTCAAAATTTCAGCTGACGTAAAAGATTTTGCGTCATCACTTTCTTCTGTACAATCCTCACTGGAAGCAACAAGTAAAAAATGGGAAACCTTATCTTCTTCCCTCGGAAAAATTGGTAGTACATTAACAAAATCAATCACTGTCCCAGTGGTTGCTGCTGCTACTGCTTCTGTAAAGAATTTTTCAGAAGTTGATAAAACAATGCGACTCGTAGAGAAAACTATGGGTGATACAGCATGGGCTTCTGGTGATCTTGAGAAAGCCATGAAGTCGGCTGCGTCAAATTCAGTCTTTGGTATGAATGATGCGGCTAATGCGGCGTTAAACTTTGCACGACAGGGTTTTAATGCAGCTGATGCTTCTAAAATGCTTACTCCTGCTATGAGTCTTGCGGCCGGTACAGCTACAGATTTAGCTGTAGTATCTGGAGGACTTGGTAACGCGATGAAAGTATTCGCGGATCAAGGCCTTGAAGCCGGAAATGCTGCAGATATCTTAGCAAAAGCACAAGGTCAGGCTAATACTACGGTACAAGATTTATTAGACTCAATGACTGTCGCAGGTCCTGTCGTGGATTCTGTAGACTGGTCAATGAAAGATTTAGCTGTTATTACTGATGTTTTCGGTGATGCTGGTATTTCTGGTGCTGAAGGTGCTACCGCATTAAAAACAGGTCTTGCAAGACTTGCTTCTCCTGCTGACGATGCTACAAGTGTTATGAAACAGTTAGGTATTGAAATCTTCAATACCGACGGTACGATGAAGAGTTTTACAAGCGTACAAAAACAGTTGCATACAGCGTTCGCCGGATTAACACAGGAGGAACAGTTGCAAGCAGCTGCTACTCTATTTTGTAAAAACCAGATGGCTAAGTGGTTGACTTTAATTAAAGCGTCCCCAGAAACTGTTGATAAGTATTCTAGTGCACTTGACAACTGCACAGGATCCGCTGAAGAAATGGCTAATGCTTTGTTGAGTGGTCCTGGTGGTGCTATTGAAAAATTAAAATCTTCACTTGACGTATTATCTTATACGTTGGGTGATATTGTTGGAAATAATATACAGCCTTTCATTGAAGACATTACCGAAATTGTTGATAAATTCAATAATCTTGATAAAGGAACTCAAGAAGCAACATTAAAAATGGTAGCATTTGCTGCTGCTATTGGCCCTGCATTCCTGGCGCTTTCAAAAGGTGTTGGAATTATTGCTAGTGTAGAAAAAGGAATGGGTACACTCGTTGGGGGTGTTTCAAATACCGTTTCAAGTGTTGCAACAAACTTTGATAGTTTACGTGACGGATTCAGTAGAGTTGGAGATGCGGCTTCAGGGCTTGGTTCTAAATGGGGAAGTGCTTTCTCTAGCGTAAGTGATCAGGTTTCAACATTTACAAGTGGTGTAGTATCAAAGCATTCAGCTTTTTTCTCTAACGTAAGTGGTCAAGTTTCATCATTTACAAGTGATGTAACATCAAAATTTTCAACATTTGCAAGTGGTGTAACATCAAAATTTTCCGGTATGGCAAGTGGTGTAACATCAAAATTTTCCGGTATGGTTGAATCTTTAGCTGCCTCAGATAGAATCGATGCTGTAACATCAAAGTTTTCAGCTTTTTCAGATACTATTGGTTCTAAAGCTTCGACGATTGTTTCAAATATTTCTGGAACGTTAGGGAAAGTAGGTGCCGGGGTTAGTCAATTTGTCGGCGGAATTATTGGAAGTGTTGGTCCTGCTTTATCACAAACAGCAACTGTAGTTAGTGAAGGATTGCAAACAATTATGAGTACAAGTCAGGTTGTAATGAGTGCGCTTCTTAAAACAATCGCGCCAGCTACAATCGTTGCTTTATTGTTGGTTGGTCTTGGGGTTGCATTCGAACAATTCGGTGCACAAATCGATTAGTTCGCACAGACAGCTGTTGAAAAAGGCCCTGCAATTATTCAAGGCTTGGTAGATGGTATTGTGTCAAAGATCCCTACTCTTATTGAGGAAGGTTCTCATGTGCTTCAATCATTTTTAAGTGTTATTACAGCGAATGCGCCTACAGTTGTTGCTGGCGGTATGCAAATTATCGCTTCACTTGTGAATGGGTTGGCGCAACAGTTGCCGACATTAATACCTGCTGCAGTACAGGCAATTGCTGTAATTGTTTCTACTCTCATTCAGAATATTCCGCAGCTTTTAGTTGCTGGTATGAATATCTTAATGGGACTTGCACAGGGAATTGTAAATAGTCTTCCTACCTTGATTGTAACAGCTACACAGGCGATTACTGGGTTCTTAGGTGAACTTACAAATCATTTACCAGATATGGTAAATATGGCTGTTTCAATTATTACTACTCTCGCGAATGGGTTGTTAAATAACTTGCCTTTGATCATTCAGTCCGGATTACAGATCATTATTTCTTTAGGACAGGCTATCTTGAATAACTTACCTACTATTATTGAAGGCGGTATTCAAGTGATTGTGGCATTAGCTAGTGGACTTATCCAGGCTATCCCAATTTTGCTTGCTTCACTTCCACAAATCTTTACATCAATTATTGATGCTTTCGCTTCTGTCGATTGGATTGGAATTGGTAAGACAATCATTACTGCTATTGGTGAAGGTATTGTTTCATTTGCAAGCACGATTTTTGACTCTATTGGAAATATATGTGGTTGGATTAAAGGAAAATTCACCGGAACTTCAGAAGAAGTATCCGACAAGTCAGATAAAATTAATAAAAGCGTAAGCGATATGGCAAGTAAGACACAACAATCCGTGTCTACGTCATTTAGCAATATCGAAAGCACGACAAATACAAGTTGGAGTAATATCTATAGCACAATTGATTCAAAAACAAATGTTGCTACTGGCGCAGTTCAAGATATGGCAACGTCAACGCAGAACTCTGTAGATACGGCTTTCGGTAATATGGACAGCACAACTACTTCAGACTTCTCAAGTATGTTGAATACTGTTTCTAGCAATTCTGGAAGAATTGGAGATACACTTAGCGGATTACAGTCTAATGTAAGTGATACTACAAGCAATATTTCAGGAAAATATGACACACTTGCAACAAATATCGGTAAAAGCACTACTTCTATGAGTAACAGTACAAATACCGGTTTAAGCGGTATGAATACCGCAACATTGAAACAAACAACAGCAATGGCAAGCCAATTTGAAAAATCTTTTACATCAATGAGTACTTCTATTGATAAGAGTATGACTTCAATTGTTAACACTGTAAGTAAAAAGATTTCGACAATGTCGACTAGCATTCAAGATACATTTTCATCTGCTATCAGAACGGTGAAAAGTTCTGTATCTTCTATCCAGTCAGCAATTAATAGAGTCTCATTCAATATGGGACAACATATTAGATTACCTCATTTCTATATGTACGGTAATTTTAATGCAAAGTCTGGTTCTGTACCTCATGTTGGCGTAAATTGGTACGCTAAAGCAATGGATAAAGGTATGATCCTTACAAATCCTACTATTTTTGGGGCAATGAACGGAAAATTACTTGGTGCTGGTGAAAGAGGCGCAGAAGTTGTTGTTGGGGCGAATAGCCTTGAAAGAATGATCAACCGTGCCGTTGGTAACGGTGGAGGCGGTCAGGTAACAAACAATATTACAGTTGTTGCAAATCCTGGTCAGGATACAAAAGATATTGCGGACAAAGTGGCAGAAGTCATTTTCGACCGCGTAAGAAGGGAGGCCTACGTATAATGGCATACGATGAAAATTATAGTAACCCTTATGAAGGGGGTTCTTCATTAGTATTTAATGGCGTGGATCTCGGGAAAGAATGTGACATGTTCGTACTTGGTAAAGGGGTTTTTGGGGCCCCTTCCAGGGACGTAACACAAATTCACGTACCGGGAAGAAATGGCGATATTTTAATTGATAACGGCGGTTGGAATAATGTTGATGTAACATATTCTTCTTGTTGTATCTTATCGAATTTTAGAGAAAACGCAGCAAAACTTAGGGGCTATCTTATGGCTAACCCTGGATATCATGAATTAACAGATCCATACAATCCAGATGAAGTGAGATATGCAGAATTTCGCGGACCTTTTACACCAGAAGCATTTACAGCAAAAGGTAATAATGCCGGTATGTTTGATCTTACGTTTAATTGCAAGCCTCAGCGTTTCCTTCGTGAAAGTGTAGTTCCACGTAATTATGTATTATGTCCATACGAAAGAATTGAAAGCACTGTAGACAGTAATGATTACGCATACATCGTAGATAATATGGTCCCTAGTAATAATTATAAAGGATCAACTTTCACTTTTTACTTTAACACAGAAGAACAAATTAAAGTTTCTAACGGGTATTTTTACAAAATTGGCTACGACGGGATAAGGATAACACTTCCGTATGATGGTGAAACATTATTTGAAAACGGTATTGTTTCCATACCGCTTATCGGTAAAAACGGGACTAAATATAGTGGATTTAAAGGAGAAATCCACGCTAGTAAATCAGCAAACTTTAGACTTGATACCGACAACGTTAAATACATGAAATCTTTTCCTATTTATTACTACTATAAAGATGGAGATTCTATTTGTTTCCCATTTAATAATAAAACACAATTTGATGCATACCCAATTATATATGGTAGATCTGGAGGAACTATATCTTGTGGTGGGAATAGCGTTAAAGTTCCAACAAATTCATTTTTTATTGACGGTACAAATAAAATAGCTATTGGTGAAGGGGGAGTCTACAGTGGCTTTAATGGGAATTTCCCAATTATTCCAGGCGGTATAAAAAGCGTTTTGAAAATTACAGGATATGAAAATATAGGTGGAGTTGTTAATAACAATATTCAAACAGCAATTCCTGGATGTCCCGATACAGAATATTTTCAGATTACTCCAATGTTTTACAGAATTTAATAGGGGGAGTTAATTATGTTAAATCTTAATAAAATACAAACATTTAAAGGTGACTGTAAAACTATTTGGGGGGTACAAGTAGCACCTCCAGAGAATATTGTTAGTATGAATGTTATAGAAAAAAGAAACGATACTCTTTCTCTTGAAATGACGTGTATTGTCTCTGACAACAATATAAAAACGCTTGTTGCTGGGAATATTATAAAATGCTACAAAGACATTAGAAAAAAATCTCTGTTTTCATTCGAAATATACGATGTGAAGTATTCCATTGATAATACTATTGTTGTTAAAGCTGAACATATTTCTTCAAGGCTTAGATATATCTATGTAAGGCCTGGTATTGTAACTACAAATGTATTATCTGGAATACCTTTGCCAATTGATAATGGTAAAAATGTATTTGTAAATTACGATTATGAATATCCGTTTAAAATTAAATCTACAATAAGTGCTACTGCAGAACCAGACCATGTTAAATCTGTTCGAGATATTATGTCTGGTTCAAGCGGAAGTATACTTGACATAGTTGGCTATGGGGATTGGATGTATGAAGATGATACTACAATTACATTTATGCAATATATAGATGGAAATAAAAAAGATTTAACACCAATCAGATATTCAAATAATATGTTGGATTTCTCACGTCAAATAGAATTAGACAATGCTAGGGCAACACAAGTCTTATTTTGGGAAAAAGAAACTGATGGTGTAAAAGAATACGTGTGGGCGTGCAATAAAAAAGATAACAATATATACCCTTTTCAGGCGTCACAACTTGTTGACTTATCTTCAAAATTTGAGACAAAGCCAACAAAAGAACAGCTTTTGGCAGCAGCACCAAGTGTTTCAACAAGCCCTGAGGTCACTACGAGTTGCACAATTACAAACTATGAAGACCCAGATGCAATGTGTGGAAGAAAAGTAAACGTGTTTTTTCCATTATATGGTGTTAATGAAAAGATGATTATCTCAGAAATAACATACAACGTACTCACTGACAGATATGACTCTATTAAGCTAGGTACATTAAAAAAGACGCTTTCAAGAACAATTGCAGAAATTGCAGGCAAGACATGGACCAGTGTTTACTAAGGAGGTATTCTAAATGGCTAAAATTTATATGAATGATTTTCGTGTAACAACATCTGTTGTACCGGTTCTTAGATATTTAGATGGTAATAAAACAGATGAACTTGTTATCTTTACAGACGATAAGATGACAGATTTTGATACGCATATTGCTTTGATTGACAATAATGTTGTTAAGCTTTTTGCTAATGAAAGCGGTTTTGCTGCCATCATTGATAAAGATATCTTTAATGAAAAAGATGTTTGTCCTATTAGACTTGTATTCAGTAATAGCGAGACAGAAAAAACAAAAGGCACAAATACTTTTTATATCTGTAACGATCGAACTGGATATGTCTATGGTGACTATATCGAAGTCCCAGACGATATTATCACGTACAGAGAAGCATGCCGCGCATATGCGGAAGAATGCGGACGCATTGTTGACGCCGTAAAATTTGATGTTGGCGCTAAGGTTACACAGGACGAAGACGGGGCAACGATTACAGTAACAGACACACACGGAACAACACAGGCGAAAATTCTCAATGGGAAACGAGGCCCAGTAGGTGAACGAGGCCCAATCGGTGAGACGGGGCCAGAACCAGAGATCACAGCGCGAGTAGTTGGAGACAATACAGAGATCTTATCTAATGGTGTTGTTATTGCGACCCTTGCTAGTGGTAAGAATGGTGTTGATGGACATACACCGGAAATTACAGCAACAAAAGAAAACGCCACTGTTACAATTTACGTCGACGGTGTAAAGGTCATTGACATTCACGACGGAGTAGACGGGGCGACAGGTCCACAAGGTGAAAAAGGCGATCCAGGGCCTCAAGGATTAAAAGGCGACGCTGGAGAAACAGGCCCTAGAGGTGAAACAGGCCCTAGAGGTGAAACAGGACTGCAAGGAATCCAGGGAATCAAGGGCGATACAGGATTACAGGGACCAGCAGGAGAAACAGGACCGCAGGGGCCTATTGGAAAGACAGGACCTCAAGGACCAGCGGGAAATGACGGTCACTCCCCTATCGTTACAGCAACAAAAACGGGAACAGTAACAACGCTTTCAATAGATGGCAAAATAGCAGCAACAATCAATGACGGGGCTACAGGTCCAACGGGACAAGCTGGCCACTCCCCTATTGTAAAAGCCTCTAAAACAGGAACTGTTACAACTATTTCTATTGACGGAGTAAACGTTGTTTCTATTAATGATGGCGAACAAGGCCCTCAGGGTATTCAGGGTGTAAAAGGTGATCCTGGTATTCAAGGCCCAGTCGGTGAACCTGGTGCTGCAGGACATTCCCCAAATGTAACAGCAACAAAGGCTGGGACTGTAACAACTGTAAAAGTTGACGGTGTAGCAATTGCAACAATCAATGACGGGGCAAAAGGCGAAACAGGCGCGCGAGGTCCACAGGGAATTCAAGGCCCTATCGGTGAAACTGGACCGCAAGGACTCAAGGGAGAAACTGGCGCAGCCGGTAAAGATGGACACTCACCGAGTGTAACAGCCACAAAATCCGGGACTGTAACAACTGTAAAAGTTGACGGGGCCACAATCGCAACTATCAACGACGGAGAAAAAGGCGAAACGGGCGCACGAGGTCCGCAAGGAATTCAGGGTCCAACTGGTGAAACAGGACACTCACCAAGTGTGACAGCAACAAAGGCTGGAACTGTTACAACTATTTCAGTTGACGGAACAGCTATTGCAACTATTAACGACGGTGAAAAAGGTGATACAGGACCTCAAGGTGTAAAGGGTGATCCTGGAGAAATGGGACCTCAAGGTCCTATCGGTAAAACAGGGGTCACAGGTCCACAAGGTCCAATCGGAGAAACAGGACCAACCGGAGAAACAGGACCTCAAGGTCCAACGGGACAAGCTGGTCACTCTCCCATCGTGAAAGCCTCTAAAACGGGAACGGTAACAACTATTTCTATTGACGGAGTAAACGTTGCTTCTATTAATGATGGTGAACAAGGTCCTCAAGGTATTCAAGGCCCAGTAGGTGAAACGGGGCCTCAAGGTATCCCAGGCCCACCTTATACTTTAACAGATACAGATAAAGCTTTAATCACAAAAGAAGTGTTGGCACAATTTACCAACGCAGAAAGTACTGGAATGTAAGGGGGTGTAGATATGGCAGACTTGGTTTATATGACAAAAGCAACATGGACAGCTATTACTGATGCATTTAGAAACAAGCTAGGATCAACTGAACTGATTAAAGCTGGAGATATTCCTAGCGCACTTAATAGCTTTCAAAAATATGTCGACCTGTTAAGTGGTGATGTTACATCTGTTAGTGATGAAAACGCTACATCCGTACGTGATTCTTGCTTTTCGTATTGTAAAAAAATACAAGAGGTGTATTTACCAAATGTAACATCTATTGGGACCTCATCGTTCAGAGGCTGTGAAATGTTGTCTAAAATAAATATACAGAATGTAGAAACGTTAGGTAATTACGCTTTATATGGAAGTAATATTACTGAATTGTACTTGCCAAAAGCAATAACTATTAATACATCCGCATGTAGTTATATTTCTCAATTGAAAAAAGTTACTCTCGGTAATGTAAAAACAATCAATAAAGGCGCATTTAGTAGGGATATTAATTGCGAAGAAATAGATATTTCTTTAAATGAAAATGTAAATAGTATAGGTGAGAATGCATTTTCCAATAATGGAAAATTATCAAAATTAACAATAAGAGGGACTGCTTTAATTGAACTTAAAAGTACAAATGCATTCGCTGGTACCGCTATCGCCTACAGAACAGGTAAAATTTATGTCGATCCTTCTATGGTCGAAACATACAAAACAGCGACTAACTGGAGTAATTACTCTTATGCTATTGAGGCAATTTCCTGACATATTTATATGGAGGTATAAACGATGATCAAAACAGAAGTATTAGAAAATGGTTCGATCAAGACATATTCTGATGAAGGCTTCTATATCCATGGTGGATTTCCAGAGGGCGATTATGTCCAGGCTATAGATCCGCCAGGTGTTAATAGAACATATACAGAAACAGACAGATATATTGACGAGATGCAGACAGTGAAAGAAAAGGCTGCTGCTTACGACGTTCTCGTGGGAGGTGTTGGCGATGAATAAAACAAATTACTTTTTAGAAAAAGCGAAACGCTTACGCCCAATCATCGAGAAAGCTGCAGCGGGACTTTCCGATGCAGAGGCTTTGCAAGCCCCAGAGATTTTCCCACTATGGGAAGCTGGGGCAAGCTATGCTGTAAATGATAGGGTCCAATATAACGACGTGCTGTATAAAGTACTACAAGCACACACTAGCCAGGCAACATGGACGCCTGACACTGCAGTGTCGTTATTTGCAAAAGTCCTTATTCCTGACGAAAACAAAACGCCTGAATGGGAACAGCCAGGAAGCACTAACCCATACATGAAAGGCGACCGTGTAACGTATAACGGCAAGACATACGAATCTACGATTGACAATAACGTATGGGCCCCTGGTGTTTACGGTTGGAAGGAGGTGTAGCCTTTGACACAGGATGTAATTATAGCGGTGATCAGTTCCGGGGCGTTCTTTACATTCATCCAGTATTTAATTACAAGGCATGATAAAAAGGATGATGAAAGTGACACACGCTACAAAGAATTAAAAGGCGGGCTAGAAAATCATGACGAAACGATTAAGAAGTTGAGTGAAATCCTGGTCGAGACTCGGAAAGAGAACGACGGGATTAAACAGCTTCTGATCGGTATAGGTCACGACAAGCTGGTGTATATGACAGATAAAATTGCAAGGCGTGAGGCTATTACGCTAAAAGAAAAGGCCACACTGGGTGCCATTTACGTTCCATACAATTTACTTGGTGGAAATGGCGATGGTGAGGCCGGATATAAATATTGTGTTACATTGCCCGTGGTTACAGATGAAAGCGCAAGAGAAAAAGACAATTCGCTTTTACGTGAAGACATGGGCATTAATAAATAAGAAGGAGGTTCTATTATGAACAATAAAATTTATGACATTTTGAAATGGGTTGCTATTATCGTGCTTCCCGCTGCTGCTACTTTCGTAGCTTCTATTTTTCCGTTATGGAATTTACCATATGCGGATGCAATCGCGCAGACTATTACAGCAGTAGGCACTTTCCTTGGTGCGGTACTTATGGTCTCTAATTTTAAATACAAAAGCGGAGACAACGCAGGGGATGAAAACGGGAACAAGTAAATATCCCTTTTCGAAACTAAAAAAGGGGGCAAAATTAGGGATAATTTTATTCCTGGTTTTGTCCCTTACTTTATATACATTTTTATATACGATATCAGACTATAAAAATATGCCCTATTTCGTATACAAATTTATATATGTTATTACGCAAAGAGAAAGAAGGAATGAAATCATGCTATTAGATACAGACAAACAGAAATTCGTTGACGATATCGCAAAGTATGTACAAAAATATGCTGGTTCATACGGAATTAGTGTGCACAGTCCTATTATCGCCCAGGCGATTTTAGAGAGTGGATGGGGCAAGAGTAGACTTGCTGCCGATTATCACAATTATTTTGGTATGAAGTGTGGCACAAAGTGGACAGGCCCCAGTGTTAATATGACAACGCAGGAAGAGTATACGGCGGGCACTCTTGCGACTATTAAAGATAACTTTCGTGTATATGACAACATGGAAAACGGGGTTAAGGGCTATTTTGAGTTTATCCAGCTTTCAAGATATGAAAATCTGAAAGGAATTGTAAACCCTCAAAAATACATTGAGACTATTAAAAATGATGGATATGCCACAAGTTCTACATACGTTAATAGTCTTATGCAAATTATTAAGCTTTACAATCTTACATCATACGACAGCGCAGAAAGCGTAGAAGGAGAGGACATTATGGGAAGTAGACAAGCAATGGTTGCGAAAATGAAATCCTGGATCGGAAAGAATGAGGTAGACGGATCATTCAGAGAGATCATTGACATTTACAATTCACACACACCAAGGGCAAGAGGTTACAAATTACAGTATTCCGATGAGTGGTGCGCTGGTACTGTTAGCGCCGCCGCTATTGCAACTGGTAATACAAACGCGGTTCCGCTTGAGGTATCATGCCATTATATGATCGAAGGCGCAAAGGCTAAAGGAATCTGGGTTGAAAACGATAGTTATGTTCCACAGGGTGGAGATATTATTCTTTACGACTGGCAGGATTCAGGCATTGGGGACAATACAGGAAATCCGGACCATGTTGGCGTTGTTGAGTACACATCCGGCGGTGTTATTCATGTTATTGAAGGCAATAATGGAGAAAAGGTTGCAAGACGTGAGTTATCTGTTAACGGCAGATATATTAGAGGGTTCATTGTTCCAAAGTATAGCAACAATACAGCGTCTAGCGGTGGTTCAACTCCTACTGTATCAGGAACAATCGACGCATTAGCAAGACGTGTTATCGCTGGAGAGTTCGGATCAGGTGACGCACGCAAAAATGCACTAGGCGATAAATACGATGCAGTACAGAATCGTGTAAATGAAATCTTAAGCGGTACAGCTTCCGCCCCTGCTAAAAAATCAGTTTCAGAAATTGCTAAAGAAGTGTTAGCAGGTGCATGGGGCAACGGTGCAGACCGTAAAAATAGACTTGTTGCTGCGGGTTATAACTACGATGAAGTACAAAACGCTGTTAATGCGTTATGCACTCCTAAGCCTTCTCTTAAACCTGCAAGTGAAATTGCTAAAGAGGTCCTTGCGGGTGTATGGGGCAACGGTGACGCAAGAAAACAGAAGTTAGAGGCTGCCGGATATAACTATTCAGAGGTACAGACCGCTGTTAATAAATTATGCAACAAGAAAAGCGTAACAACTATTGCCAAAGAAGTTATCGCTGGTAAGTGGGGCAACGGTGCAGACCGTAAGAAAAAGCTTGAATCAGCGGGATATAACTACAACGAAGTACAAAGAGAAGTAAATAGACTGCTTTAAAAACGAGAATCCCGGGGATAAATTCCCCGGGTCAGATTGTTGACAAAAGCCTATACCTTTCTCGTAAGGACATAGGCTTTTTATTGTATATAGGCAATTTTCGAAATGAAATTGTCTTTTTTTGTATATTTTGA